CTCAGAGAGGGGGAACACTAGCGCGGCGCCTGAGCAACGCCGGCATCGTGGTCCAACCAGCGGTAAGCAATTACTTGCCTACCGCGACGTCCGATTGTAGGACTCCACTTAAAAAGTGGACCCGGGTTCTCATTGAACCATGCAAACAATCCGACATCTCCGTCGACCTTCTTGCGTCTCTCTCTAGTAACAACTAGAGGAGAGCGCCGCTCGTACCTTTGGTATGCCGCATTCCATCTTATCGGATGGGATGCGGGCCGAGGTATGAACGTTTTTAGGGACGACTCGTCTAAGCTACTTGATGGTGCCCAAGGTAAACCCCTGGGTAGTGTCAACCGTATGGCTTCACACGTATGAAACAACCCACTTTTCAGAGCGTTGTTATACGCTGAAACCATCCGTGGTAGCGAAGACGCGTTGTCTCGTGAGTACCAACCTCTCAAGTAGAATGGACTTACGTCCACTCCCTTGAAGGCATCAAGACCGCAAGACTCTCTGAAGTTTCCTTCAAAGTAGCTTTTTGCGACATTGATCCGGAATCCCATTCGGGACATCCAGTACTCAAAAGACGATCGACACTCCACGGGGATGATTATATCATCCCCGAAGACGGACACCTTTCCTTCGAGACTCTTGTAATCACACTGGAGCACTTCAGCGCAAACTGACAGTGCAACAGCAAGAAAAACAAGAGTCTCAACCGGAAAGGTCGTGGCATTCCCGCTTGTAGCATACATATGTAAGCTACTCTCCTCAGGTCTGTCGTGAGACACATCCTGAACGAGAAAACGGGTACGCGCAGCGCACAGGTGAGAGAGCAGTTTAGGATTACTCCTAAACAGCTCCTCAACGTGCCAGGTTGCTACCGTGTCGCTGGCGGCGGATAAATCCACCGTCGCGAGGGTAGAAGTCTCAGATCCCGACCTACAAAGGGTCCGGTTCCTACTCTGATCGCGGAAATCCGCGAATCGGGATAGGGCCGACTCTGCAGTTCGGCACATGAAGAATCGCAACATTGACTGTTGGATAAACATGTGTTCTCCGGGTTCCGCGGCGATAAGCCGTCGCCCAGAGAAAGTCTTTGGGACCAGGCAGACGGTGCTACGAGGTTCTGCATTGCAGAACTCCGTGTCACCAGATGCCCAACTAGCCCAGCTGCTATGGCTATGGAAGCCATGGTCAGCAATGGGAAAGCGCTTCTCAAGTCTGTTTGACCAACTCGTCCACTCATATTTTGAGCGGAGGAGGAAGTCGGGACGTGAGATTGCCCCTGGTCCGTGTTTACATTTCCAGGTATCTGGGTCATAATGACCTAACTCCTTGGAAATCCAGGTCGCTGCTCGAGCGAATCCTGGAGGGACGTCAGTAGACGGCGGTGCGCAATGTGCGACCTCCGTTGTCTCCCAGAACCTAGAAGGTTTTGGTAGACCTGAGTTGCAATCGAGAAAGTCATTTACGACTTGCACTTTTGCAGCTTGTGGACACTCGATGTCGTATTTCTTACCCACCAACAAAAGTTGGCGGATAAAGAAAACAGCTTCGATATCCACATCGTCCCGTAAACACCCATCTGATGAGAATACGCGTAAGTACAGTCCACCTAAAAATTTAGGTGTTTTGCACCCACCTCCTCGCCCCCCTGATAGGGGAAGTGAGGGATGGAAGTACGCGCCGTTAGCTAGGCACCGATCAAAGTGCTTTGCTAATTTTGGTAAATCAACAAGTATTGTTGACAAACCTCGGCATCTCATCGAATGCGTGAAGCGCTCTTTGTCTTTCGACAATTCGCGCCTCAGTGTCGGGAAAGCATCGATAGCATCCGCTATCAATGCTTCCCAAATCAGGCTCAGGCCCTCGTAGCTTTTCAACATTGGCATTTTCCTTGTAGGAGAGTGCGGATGTTCTACGACGTAGGGAAACACAGAGATCATCTTCAACCGACTAGGTTGAAGATCACCGCAACAACCATTATCGACGACTGGCTAGTTTTGCCAGCCGGCGATATCGTTGAGAAATGAGTTTGAACTTGCGATAGCAAGGTCACACACCGAGTCAGCAAGAGATACATCAGCATCTCCTGCAAGACGTTCGTCTACAAAGTAGAATTTCTCATAGAACTCAGGAACGGAAACAGTGGCGAGAGTTGTTTTCACAAACTCGACATTGTGCCGGTCATAAGATGGAACATTTGCCGTAGCTTTAGTTCGCGAATGGCGAATAAAGGCACGATAAATGTGTGTTGCAGTCCGCAGGTAATACTCACTAGAGTATCCATCCTGGTTGATCTTGACCAATGTACGGGGAGACCCGTCATTGATCACAAGTGTGTTTCCTAACATGGGAAAATCCTGATCTAAAAACTTTAGTCGGACTTTCTTCCGAGAGATCGCAAAAGCCTACGTATTGTAGGTGATGCTTTCACTACAGAAAGTGCGCCGACTATTGACACTTGCCTACCCGTGAGGATAGGCCACCGCAACATAGGAACAGGTATTAAGGTAGTGACTATTCGTCGCTCCTTAACGGTTCGAGTACGCGTCATAGGTTTAACTTCTATGTTCGCGTATCGGGCAGCCATGGGAAGGTACGTTGCTTTCCTCTTTATTTGAGAGGTCTGCATAATACACATCCCACTGTGCAGGAGGTCGAGAGAGTTCAAGTTTGCTGAGATAATTGTCCCAGCATCCGTGAACCAATCGACTAACCATGACCAGGGAAGCAGCTCATAAGCTGCTTCTACAGCACCCATAGCAGTCAGTCCTAGAATCTCGGATTTCGCACGCGCAAGAAGCGCTGGCGGATCCATTTTCCTATAGATTGACCACTTTGGAGCGTACCATTGGCAAGTACCCCACACTTTATAAGTGTAGACGTCTTCCCAATAGCCTTGCATGAAGAATGCGCCAGACTCAAAAGTCTGGTTAGCATTTTTCACTTTCATGGAACCGGTCCCGAGCTTAGTCCTGGTCCTCTGTTTCTGACCGCTGTGGAGACGATTGAGATCAAGAAATCGTTTATCGACTTTTTCCTGAAAACCAATCATCCCCTTCACGTCAGACAGGAAAGGAGCGATTCCCCACCTATAGGTGAGGAGTCCGGCAGCTTGAATTTCACCCATATTAGCTATGGCTGAAGAGATCTTGCTACCACCTAGGTGAACTTGCCTTAACAGGCGAGCCCACCCACGCATCATGTCCGGAATGTCCTTAAGCTCACCCAAGAATTGGGGGAGATTAACTTCAGGCCGGCCAGGATTGGTCCTCTTAAGGATCTGCCACGCATACTTCTGTTGAAGTGAAAGCGTGAGAGAGTTCCCAAGGGGGCCAGTCGACGGATCTGGAACATTCTGTATGGCTGCGTCGATGTGCCAATCGTAAATATTACGATCAGCGGCTGTCAGCGAACCATTCAGTCTGTATCCATTGGCGATTCCGCCCGCCCTTGTTGTAGTGGACGTCGTAAAGGCATTGAAGCCTGAACGATTTCCAACTACATCATCGGTACGGATTTCAGCGCCATCACGGATCACGGGCGATTGAACTACAGTTTTACTCGGAAGAGTAACGTAGCTCCCTCCCACAGCGGGAGGGATGATCGAACGTGAACGTGCACCCATGATGCATATCCTTTTCAGAAAGTTGCAGTAGGCGCGCAATACAGTCGCGAGCAAAGAGCCCGGCGAACCCCTACAGGGGGTTCG